GCACATTGCCAATCCCGACGACCTCACCGATACCCAGTGGGCTATGCGAGTAAAAGAATTAGAATGGCTTAGACAAAAAGAAAAGGAACAATAATCACCAATGGCAGACTTATTACAATATACCTTATCCTTACGCGATATGGTAAGCGACCGCTTGCAACGCATCAATATTACTACTGATGCGATGCTTGACCGCTTTGGCTCTTTGGAACGATTGCAGAGGCAGGTGTCGCAAGAGTTTAGCCAAATGGGCTCTTCGGTGAGCACCTTGCAGAGTCGTATTAACTTATTGCGCGCTGAGCGTGATTTGTTGCCTGCTAATGGACTTACAACCATTCGCACTTATAATCGTGAAATCAACCGCTTAGAAAGGCAGGTTACCCACTTGCAAAACAACACGGGCGGTCGCCTGCGCTCGTGGTTCTCTCAAGCTATGGCAGGGCTACCTGGTTTGGCTACCAACCCTCTTATATTGGCGGGAGCCGTGATAGGGGGAAGTATCCGCAAGGGTATGGAAGCCGACCTACAACAATCTAACATTACTACTTTGCTTCGTGGCGATGTAGAAAAAGCCAAAGCCTTATATGCTCAGCTCTCTGATTATGGGGTAAAAACACCCTACGACAAGGCAGGGCTTATTGAAGCACAGAAGACGATGATGTCCTTCGGGCTTTCCTCTGAGTTTGCTTTTGGCAAGCTCAAGAACATAGGCGACATCGCAATGGGCGATGCGCAAAAGATGAAGAGCCTATCACTTGCTTTTGCGCAGGCTACTTCAGCTGGCAAGCTACAAGGGCAGGACTTAATGCAGATGATAAACGCGGGCTTCAACCCCTTGCAGGTGATTAGCGAACGCACGGGCGAGAGTATGGCACAGCTCAAAGAGCGAATGAGCAAAGGAGGTATTTCGGCGCAAGAGTTGGCACAAGCCTTTGAATGGGCAACCGATAAACAAGGGCTATTCTACCAAGGTGCAGAAAAGGCGGGGCAAACCCTCAGCGGTAAGTTCAACAAGATGATGGACTCTATCACCGAGCTTGCGCTAAAAGTGTATGAGGCTATTAGCCCTATACTTGGTCCCTTGGTAGACCTTATGGCAGTTATATTTTCAAGTATAGGAGGAGGTATAGGCTGGCTCATTCAGAAGTTTCAAGAGGCTAACCCCGTGGTGCTTCTCGTAGCAGGAGCTATAGGCGTCTACGCAACAGCTATGATACTACATAACACCTATACAGCTATTGCTACCGCTTGGCAAAATAGGCTCACCTGGGCAGTGATTAAGACAAACCTTGCTTTTTTAGCCAACCCTATTACGTGGATAATAGCGGGTATTATAGCCCTTATTGCTATCATTGCTTATTGTATTGTAGGCGTAAGTGGTTGGGGCAAGGCGTGGGATAACACTGTACAAGGTATGAAGTATATATGGGAAGCCTTTATACTCACCTATAAAGCTCATTGGAATACAGCTGTTAATGCTTTTATGGCGGGTATAGATGCCTGTAAGCTCGCTTGGTATAAATTCAAAGAAGCGGTTGGTTTAGGCGATAGTTCCGAGAACCAAGCGATGATTGCCAAGATACAAAACGACTTGCAAGAGCGTGCCAAATCGGTAACTGAAGGATATAAGAAGGCAGGCGAGGCAGGGGCTAAAGCTAAAGAAGCCTTTGGTAAAATAGGGGACTCTTTAGAGTTCAAGAGCTTTAAGGAAGTAAAAGACGGGCTAATGGGCAAGCTGGGTATGAAAACCGAAAGCAGTCCTACGCCAGGGATAAGTCCTATTACGGGAGAAACTACTGCTACTACGGGAGAAGGTACTAAAACCAAGGACAACATCGTATCAGGAGGCACCCGACAAACGCATATCAATATACAGATAGGCAATGTAGGCACTGATACTAAGGTATATGTTTCCTCTGTACGTGAAGGAGTAGAGAACTTTGGAGCAATGGTCAAGGAGGAACTTCTTAGGGCTATCAATAGTATAAACCAAATGCAGACAGCTTAATGAAAGATATACTAATAGATGAGGAAAACGATTTGCGCCTATTAGCAGGTGATTTTGAGGTGGGGTACTCTGATGACCAACAGCAAAAGGCTATCCTTACTACTGAGAAGGGTGAATGGAAAGAGCACCCCGAAGTAGGGGTAGGCATCGCCCAAATGCTCGCCGATGACCTCTATACCGAAGTACTCATTGAAATAAAAAAACAGTTGGAGTATGACGGTATGCAGATTAACGATGTAGCCCTACAAGAGGACGGCAAATTACTAATTGATGGACAATATAATTAAACTATGGCACTAAACAAACAAGCCCTTCAACAAGGCATTATCGCCTTACAACAAGATATGCAACGAAAAACAGATACCTCAATGGAAGAGTATGCCGAACGCTTAGCCTCTCTTATTGATGACTTTGTTAAGAGTGGCGAGGTAACAGTGCAAGCAGGAATCACCCTACAAGCAGGGACTTATACGGGTGCAACAACAAGTGAAGGAAAAGGGAAAATAACTTAAAAA